TATCCATCAGACGCAACTGGTACGAGAGTGATGAGCGTAAAATGAAGCGCGAGCACTTCGTTCACTACCAATACATGCCTGGATTAGGGTTCTATGGCTTTGGTTTGATCCACATGATCGGTGGATTGGCTAAATCTGCCACCTCTTTGCTGCGACAACTGGTCGATGCAGGCACGTTGGCGAACCTTCCGGGCGGTTTGAAGGCCAGAGGACTGCGAATCAAGGGTGATGACACCCCGATTATGCCTGGTGAGTTCCGAGATGTGGACGTTCCGGGCGGAACGATCAAAGAAAACATCAGTTTCTTGCCCTACAAAGAGCCAAGCACGGTCTTGTACCAGCTTATGGGCGACATTGTCGAAGAAGGACGCCGTTTCGCCTCCGCTGCTGACGTAAAAGCAGCCGATATGAACGCAGAAGCGCCGGTTGGCACCACATTAGCCATCCTAGAACGCTCTATGAAGGTGATGAGCGCCGTTCAGGCGCGTATGCATGCCTCTATGAGGGCAGAATTACGCCTATTATCGAATATCGTGCGTGATTTTGGGCCACAAGCGTACCCATACGACGAAGATAAGGAGCCATTGGTGGCTTCGGACTTCGATGACAGGGTAGATATCATTCCAGTGAGCGATCCTAACGCTGGAACCATGGCTCAGCGCATTATGCAGTACCAAGCGGCACTGCAACTGGCTCGACAAGCGCCAGAAATGTACGACATGCCGTTATTGCACCGGCAAATGCTAGAAATCCTGAACATTCGGGACGCAGATAAGATCGTTCCGACTGATGATGACCAACAGCCGACTGATCCGATCACTGAAAACATGAATATCATTAATGGTAAGCCAGTAAAGGCGTTTGCTTACCAAGATCACGAAGCACACATACAGGCGCACAAGTCTTTGGCAGAAGATCCCACCGTATTGGAGATCATGTCGAAGAGTCCCAACGCAAAGAAGGCGATGGCAGAGCTTGCTGCCCACGTTCAAGAGCATTTGGCGTTCCAGTACAGGGCGCAGATCGAGAAGGAGCTTGGCTTCGAGTTGCCGCCGCCTAGTGAGCCGTTGCCAGAGGATATCGAGTTCAGAATCTCTAGGCTTGCAGGTCAGGCAGCAGAGCAACTCAAGGGTGTGAACCAACAGAAGGCGCAAGCGCAAAGAGCACAACAACAAGCGCAAGATCCTATCATTCAGATGCAGCAAAAAGAGTTGCAGATCAAAGAGATGGAAGCCCAAACCAAGGCGCAGTCGGAGATTGGCAGATTGCAGCTTGATGCACAGAAGGCTGCGGCTAGGGCAGACCTAGATCAGCAGAGACTGGATCAGCAGGCCGATATTGAGCAAGCTAGGCTTGGCATAAAGATTGCGGATAGGGAATCCAAAGATCAAATCGAAGGATTAAAAGCTGGCATTGAGATCGCAAAAGAAGTATTAGATGACGAATAGTGATAACGTCTTTGATTACTTGAAGGACGTAATACGAAAACAGATGAACGAATACGCAGATCACATCAGCGGTGGGGCGTGTAAAGACTACAGTGAATACACCAAAGCGTGTGGTGTGATAGAAGGATTGGCTCTAGCGGAGCGTGAGATACTGGATCTTAAGTCTCGGTACGAGCGAGAATGATTTGCCGCTATTGCGGTATTAGCGACTCTGGACGCTTTTTTCCAGTGCATAGGAACTAACTAATGTCTGAAGCATTAGCAAAAGGTGATGTCGGTGCGATTTCCGTATCGATAGACACAACGAACGAGGATGAAGAGACTCGCAAGGCTGCACAGTTGCCTGACCCTAGAGGTTATAAACTGTTAATTGCTCTACCAGAGCCAGACGAAATGACGGAGGGGGGCATACTCAAAGCCGCCAAAACTCTGCATGACGAAGAGGTAGGGTCTATTGTCGGCATGGTTCTCAAGCTTGGAGCCGATGCTTACAATGATCCTAACCGATTCCCGTCTGGGCCTCTGTGCAAAGAGGGCGACTTTATCCTGATGAGATCTTATTCCGGCACCCGATTCAAGGTGCATGGAAAAGAGTTCCGATTGATCAACGACGATTCTGTAGAAGCAGTTGTAGAAGATCCAAGGGGGATATTGAAGGTATGAGCGAAGCACAACTCGACTCCGATCAGGAGCAAACACATACCGCTGAAGAAAAATTCTTTGGCGTTAAAACTCAGATTGGTAAAAGATCTGAAACTTTAGAAGATGAAGACGGTCAGTATGAACTAGAGATCATTGATGATCGTCCAGAAGAAGATCGCAGACCGCCTAAAACGGAAGCGTCTTCAGACGATATTGATGACGAAGAGCTTTCCGGCTACAGCGAAAAGGTTCAGAAGCGAATCAACAAGCTGCGCTACGAACAGCATGAAGAGCGCAGGAAGCGTGAAGCTGCTGAAAAGATGCGCGAAGAAGCTGTACGCTTTGCTGAACAGGTAAGTCGCAAGAACCAAGAGAATGAGGCTCTCATCAGCAGAGGTGAGGCGGCACTCGTTTCTCAGATTAAGCAACGAGCAGAGCTTGCTTTACAAGAGGCAAGGAACAGCTACAAGAAAGCTTACGAAGAAGGCGACACAGACAATGTTGTAGGTGCTCAAGAGCGATTGATGCGAGCACAGGCAGAGTTGTCTGAAGCGGAAAGATACGAGAACAATCTCGCATCGCAACAAGCGCAACGTGAACAATACGATCAACAAGCGTATACGCAACAGGTTGCTAACCAGGCTGTACAGAACGTGCAGCAACAAGCGCAACCACAGGTTGCGCCAGAGGCCCAAGAATGGGCACAAAACAATACTTGGTTCATGCAAGATGGCTATGAAGAAATGACTAGCCTCGCGTATGGAACCCATGCCGCACTAATCAAGCGTGGCATACAGCCTAACAGTCAAGAGTATTTCCGACAGATCGATACTCGGTTGAGGCAAGCATTTCCAGATTATGATTGGCAGGATGAAGGCGAACTAGATGGGCCTAACGCGACCGTGACTGCCAGTCAGCCCTCGACGGTGGTGGCACCCTCCGCAAGGAGCAATGGTGCTAAACCGCGCAAAATACGGCTAAGGCCCTCCCAAGCTGCTCTCGCTAAGCGTTTGGGATTAACCTACGAACAGTACGCGAGGCAAGCTGAAAAGGAGTCCCGTAATGTCTGAAGAGCGCACACCAAGGAACGTCACTACTCGAACAGTAGAGCAACGACCGACTGATAGCTGGAAGCCTGCTTCCATTCTGCCTGATCCTGAACCACAAGATGGTTATGTTTTCAGGTGGATTAAAACATCGCTACTGGGTCAACCCGATAACACTCATGTGTCTAAAATGTTCAGAGAAGGATGGTCGCCCGTAAGGGCTGAAGATCACCCTGAACTGATGCTGACTTCCGATATAGGATCTCAGTTTGAAGGCAACATTGAGGTTGGCGGATTGTTGTTGTGTAAAGCACCAGAGGAAACAATGGCTGCTAGAACGCAACACTACCAAAGCGTGGCAGAGAATCAGATGTCATCGGTTGATAACAACTATCTGAAAGAGAGTGACCCTAGAATGCCTATGCTTAATCCAGAGCGTAGCACTAGGACTACTTTTGGAAGAAACTAACCCTTAGCATGGGTTAGCTATTATTAACTAGGAGGCCATTATGGCTACTACTGCTACCCCAATGGGTGCTGAACCAGTTGATACCTTGAGTTCGAGCGGCTCTTTTACGGGAAAAGTTCGTCACATCAAGATTGCAAGTGGTTACGCAACCGCTATTTTCTACGGTGATTTCGTGAAGCTGGTTGCTACTGGCACTGTCGAAAAAGCCGCTGTAACAACGTCTGTTGTTGCTGGCACTGTTGGTATCTTTGTAGGTTGCGCTTACACAGATCCATCAACAAACCAAAAGACATTTAACCAACAGTTCCCTGCTTCTACCGCAGCGGATGATATTGTTGCTTATGTTGTCGATGATCCTAAGCTGTTGTTCCGTATGCAGGGTGATGAGGCGATTGCTCAAACCGGCCTTGGAAACAACGTCTCGGCAGTCAACACTGCTGGATCAACCTCAATCGGTCGAAGCAAGAACGCCCTAGACGGCGGCTCTATCGCTACGACTAATACACTACCACTGCGTGTCGTTGATTTCGTAGATGGCCCATCAAGCACCGTAGGTGATGCGTTCACAGATTGCATCGTTACCTATCTGCCCTTGAGCCATGCTTACGAAACCAAGCTCGGCGTATAAGGAGGATTAGGCAATGGCAATTTCAAGAGCGCAAATGCTTAAAGAACTCCTGCCGGGGCTTAACGCTCTGTTTGGTTTGGAGTATGAGAAATACGAAGACGAGCACACTCTCATTTATGAGACAGAAAGCTCTGATCGTTCGTTCGAGGAAGAGGTAAAGCTGTCAGGCTTTGCAGCGGCTCCTGTTAAGGCAGAAGGTGCAGCAACCAGCTATGACTCAGCGCAAGAGTCTTTCACAGCCAGGTATAATCACGAGACAATTTCGATGGGTTTCGCGATCACCGAGGAAGCGATGGAAGATAATTTGTACGATTCTCTTTCGGCTCGTTACACCAAGGCGCTTTCTCGCGCTATGGCATACACGAAGCAAGTCAAAGCAGCGAACACGCTGAACAATGGCTTCACCAGCTTCCAGTCTGGAGACGGTGTTACCTTGTTCAACGCTTCGCATCCATTAGTGAACGGTGGAACTAATTCCAACCGTCCATCTGTTGCGGCTGACTTGAACGAAACGTCACTCGAAAATGCGGTTATCGAAATCGCTGCGTTCACCGATGAGCGTGGTCTTTTGATTGCTGCGCGTCCTCGTCGTTTGATTGTCCCACCTGCACTGATGTTTACGGCAGATCGACTGCTAGAGACTACTCAGCGAGTTGGAACAGCGGATAACGACATCAACGCGATTCGTAACATGGGTGCGATCCCAGAAGGCTACGCAGTCAATCACTACCTGACTGACAGCAATGCTTTCTTCATCATTACCG